GGCACAAACTATTAACAATGTAGATGACGGACAGGGAGGTACCGCTATTCAAGTTAACACAATAGCACCGGGTTGTATGACAGTAACAACCAAACATAACTTGGGAAAAGAGTTATTTTACCCCAAGGCGGCGACAAACACTACGACAACATTAGTAGAATACCCGACATCCGGGTTTGTACCAGAGTACGTGTTGTGGCACGTTATTGCTTTAGGCGATAACAATACTGCCAGTTCGGCAAGAGCGACTCCATTAGGTATGACGATTTCGGCAAGACCAGTATCAACATTCAAAGACTTTTAAGGTCAGCAGTTCAAGTCGCAAGTGAGGAGGCGAAGCCGACCATTAAATTAGTTCTAAGCACACACATCCACCCCCAGTATGGGGGTGCGTGATAATAATTTTATGAATCCTTGATCCATAAAATGATTATGATTAGCATTATAACAATTCCTTGATAACCCACCTATCATCAGACAACGCACTCGTGTCAGGAGGGAAGTTAGCAAATACAAGGACGTGAGGAGAATTGAATAATTTGTATCCCGTTTCATATTTGGTGTTTACCACCATACCGTCTTTTATTGCTTCAAGCGAGGAGTAAGAGATACACTCTCTATGTCCCCTTGGAATATTAAATATACACACTTCTGTTTCATCCATATCCTGATTAAACACGAGATTCATAATGTCAGCAAACTTACCGCCTACACAAGGTAACGCTTTATGCTTGGCAACACAATACTTCATAAATTGGGTCTTACCCTTACATCCTTCTGAATCCCAGAACCAATAAATGCTTCTGTCATCAGGTTCAGTCTGGATAAGTTTCTCAATATCCTTCTGCCACGGATATAACTCAGAAATCAGTTTTAAAGGTTTGGGACAACCCAGAGAAAAAAGTATTTTTTCTTTGGAGCAATAATCAAGATTTTGCGTTTTGTTCCCCTTCGCCTTCTCCCAGTGAATACGTTCACTGAAAAGAGATTTGGGACGACACTTCGTCTTAAACTCGCAATAACCTTGTAAGTGTGGAGTGCCACATTCACCCACTTCGGAACCGATAATTACCAACTTACAATTATCCCTAAATATCGGAACTATGGAACTATATTCCGACTCAGTCCAATTGTTGAGAGTGAAGCACCAGCGAACGGCAGGAGATATCTGTTTAACAGAGGGGGTTTTAGTATTACCCCCCTCTGGAACTATTGGAACTATCGTAGGCATATTATAATATATGGCAAGATAAAAAATATAAGGGATATGAACGCATATCACTAAACTTTAGGCAATTTTTAATTCGGTCAGAAAAAAATATATAGTAGTATATATATGGCGAATCTTAAGGGAAAGCGTAGCAACGGAGTTGGTAGAAAGGGTTCTAAAAATCCTAAAAAAGGTCTTAGCAAGACTGAAAAGAAACAAGTGTCCACCATAGCGAAACAAGCGGTTAATTCGTTAGCAGAGAGCAAGTATTTTAATTGTAGCACCACTATTAATGCGGAAGTCGTAAACAGTGCTTGGAAGATTAGCACCGATTATTCTGATATCGGTGTATGGGGGTACACTACTGGGTATAACCGTCAATTGAATCCGAATGACGAGACCGAGACGATGAAATATGGAGTTTCAACGGTAGATGGTAGCGAAATTAGTATGACAAACTTGAAAATGAACCGAGTCTTCCTTGAAGATGAAGGTCCGGATGAATATTTACGAGCATTCGCTATTGAAGGGCAGACTATCCGTCCAGCATTCAATGAGTGTAAGTGGTTTCTCAACCACGTCGGACAATCCACAGATTCAGATCAAACTAAAGGACTTTGTTATAGACTGAGATGTGTTAGGGTCGTTCCCCGAGTTGTTAAAGGGTCATTCCAAGATATTGACCCGGAGGTAGATTTGTTTTTGAATCAATTTAATCAACCATTTGGCATATCCAGTACAGAATCAGACAACGGCACCGTTGCCCTATTTACCCGAGAGCAATTCCATTTAGCGAAAGTCAACAGTAGAAAATATAAAGTCCTACAAGACAGTTTTTATACAGTAGCACCGGCACAAACTATTAACAATGTAGATGACGGACAGGGAGGTACCGCTATTCAAGTTAACACAATAGCACCGGGTTGTATGACAGTAACAACCAAACATAA